ACGCCGAGATCGATAACGTTAGTTGATGCTGCGGTAGCAGTAACCGCTTGCGCGGCACTGAATTGTAAAAATGCATCTTGTATCATGATTATCCCTTTCGATTAAACAACACGCGCTTCGGTATTTAATATCTGATCGACCCGACGCAATGGCACGCCCATGAAGCTAGTCCACGCTTGCGGTGTACCGAACTGGGATAAACCCTTTTCAATACTCAATGCAGTATTTGACTTGTTCAACGCTGCAATACGCAACATAGAAGCAACGGTACGGTTCATATAGAAAGCAGGACGACCCATACCCATATTCGGGATACGATCTAATGCGCGACTCATCAAGTTAATGATTTGTGTTGCCGCTGTGCTTGCTTGCGTACCTGATTGACCTGTCAAGTCCGTGGTATTGATGTTGGCAATACGCACAACATAACGCCAGTCTTTAACAACTAAACCATTCTTCCACTGGTAGTGAGTCTGGAATGCCTGGTAAGGGTTGCCGTTACCGTCATAGACAGTTAACTCGCCTTGGTCATTGTGTATCAAACCTGCCTTGGAACCTTTAGGGAACGGGCAGAATACGGTGTTATCACCCCAAACAACTAACCAGATCGAGGTGTTATTAGAGGCAACACCGCCAGCGTCTAAGATGTTAGCCGCGTTACCTGCACCAGAGATTGCACCAAAGCGAGCTGACAATCCAAGATACTGACGGTTATCCGTTGCAGGGTTACCGTAGAACAAGGTCTGTGTCTGAGTCTGGTTCATTGCTTCAAGGAACGCGCTATCTTCAGATAAGCGGAATGCTGCTGTATTGCCGTTCAACTCAGCCAAATCCTTGTCAACTGCGCAGTATGCTTCGAGCAAGCCGACAGATTCATCTACTTGTGCAGTGGTTGACTTAGAGCGTGGCACACCTTGGTTCAGTGAGCGCCAGTAAACCGTTGGTAAGCCAGTACGGATAGTTACGCGGTGGCCTGTTGGTAAGTTACCTTCGACGAATACAGCATCTTCGAGGACTTCGTTGGATTGAGAAAGCAACTCTGCTATGACGGGTACTTTACCGTCAGGATCCTGACGTTTCGCCCAGTCGGCAAGAGTTAATTGAGTCGTTGCTAGTGTTGCCATCGTATTACTCCTTCAGCACCGTCACGGTGTTAGAATTAAAGGTGCTCAGCGCTTCACAGCGTTAGAGCGTTAGTTACTGCCTGTTACCCATACAACTTTGATGCAAGTGATTGATCGGAATTACCTGCTGGCTTACTTCCGCCTGGTACAAATGAATCTTCGCTAATCGCTTTACCAGCCTTGTAAAACGCTCTGATAATTTCAGGATGGTTACCTAAGCCTGACTCATTGAGCAAGTCACGCAAAGCTGGCGTACCAAAGGTATCAAGTGCTTTCTTTGCGACTGATAGATTCGCATCGAGCTTATCGCCACCGATCTCTTTATCAGCCTTTGTGCTGGCGACCCATTCATCCTGCGCTGCCTTGATAATGTCAGCCTGTTTTTGTGCCAGGGCTGGTGCAATTTTGTCCAGCATCTTTTGGGCTTCGGCTTGCGGCAAGTTGATCTCACGTGCTACTTCTTCAAACTGAGCAAGTACATTAGCGTCAAACGATTGACCTTCTGGCGCTTTGAATTCGTACTTCTCAGGCGCACCAGCGGGTTTGCTCGTATCGGTTTTATCATCGGCATTAACTACATCGCCATCTACCTTAGCAGATTCAGCCGTATCGGCTGCGCCATCTACAGGTGCATCTGACGCAGCAGGCGATTCAGTTGTAACTGGTGCAGATACCGCCTCACTTGTTGCAGGTGCTGCAGGTGCTGCGCTTGTTGCTGCTAGTGCTGCTTCTTCAGCCATTTGCTCGTTCCTTTAGCATGGTTAAATACATTTCAGGGCAATGCTCATGTATATCTGAGATAAGCATAAGCCCTATATTCCGTTGACCCTCGTTAAAAAACGTAGCGCTATCACCTGTAAAACTGGTTCTAAACACGCCCGTTTTTTCTAACATGCGCCATATGATTCGCCTGCCGCGTTTGTTACTCATCAACCACTTAAAATCATTACCTTCATCAACTGCCGCTAGCTTTGCACGTTCGGTTGCATCTTCTTTAGCACGCGCTTGCGCCTGTATGTCGGTTGGATCAAAGTCGTTCATGCGGTTACTTTATACTGTGATTATCTTGGTACGTGCACCACCTAATTACAACGTACTAGCCAGCTCAAACAAAGCATACATCTGAGCTGGTGTCTGACTAAGTGCTGTACCCATTGTCACAACTAAAGGGTCATCGCTGTTAAAAGTACCAGCATATGCCCAGCCATCTTTAAGGTCTTGATTAGTTGATGCAGTAACAGCCGCTTCAACAGCAGCGCGTAAGCCTAGCTGGTTAAGTGCTTTACGAAGTTGCCAAGCCGATACACTAATTCCAGTTTGGATTGGCGCAACGTAGTCAGAGCCAGTCATTACTTGAGTGACAGAGCCACTAATCATCACACTCTTAGGCTGTGACATATCAGCAATCGCAGCTAGTGCTTCGGGTGAATCTGTGACGTATTCAGTTATCATGATGGGAGTACCTCAAGCATTAACGTATCTACAATCTGGAAGTCTGTCGCGGTTGCTATATTTAATGTTAGTGTGATTGATGTATCTACAGTCGTGTCTACTGTTGTCGCAAAAGCTATATTTGAAAAGCCACCGAAACCACCAGAATTGAATTGCAAGTTACCCATAAACTGACTATTTGTTAACCCTCTATTTGAAAATCCAAATTGAGTAAAATGCCCTGCTGCCAATGTTTGATTAGTGAACGAAAAGACTTGACCATTAAGATACCATTTAGATGATTTTGAATTAGAATTGCTTGGCATCTCAACTAGGAATTTACCACGCACTGAACCATTGATACCCAAAGAATTTGCGGGTAATGTAAGGTTAGCTACCACAATATCTACGTTCGTAGTCTGCGTATAAGCCGCATTGCTACCAACAGCATTTACCAAAGTACCTGTTGGGGTGTATGGAACAAACACTTGCGAAGTATCTGCAAAGTTCGTATAAACCTGCCCGACAGTAGTGCTGGACATAACACACCAGTACAAGCCAGCCGCACCACCTGATACCGCGCCAGCGGGTAGATATAACCAGATACCAGATGAGTAGACGCGTGGTAATGCTGTACCTAGCGTTATTACGCCGTTTGTAGCGACCGTGCCGTTAGGAGCAAGCCCAACAGGAACGCCTGACTGCGCTAGTATGTATGGCTTTTTGTAACTATTAACCGCATTCTCATTAGCCATGATTAACCACACACCGTAAAGTAAGAAGTAGTCGAAGCGCCAGCAGAACGCGTGACTCGGATATGTGAACAGCCAGCGTCTAGCCTCACGCCTTGGCTTGTTGTTGTAGTCAGTAGCGGCGTGTCGTAACTTATCCCACCGTCAAACGACTGGTCTAGCACGAGTGTATCGCCTGCGGTGACGTATAGCTTGATGATTGCGGGGAGTGGTGCTCCTACCATGGGAACGACTACGGGCGACGAACTTAAAATAGAATGCACTGGACCCCACAACCCCACCATATAATTGCTGTTTCCACTCATGATCCGCTCCCATATAACATTGTTGAAGGCTCTACGCCTTTGGATGTGCTCAATTCCATATCTGTAATCTGCAATTCGAGATAAACATCGTTGCCAGTATCATCACCGTCATCTTCAACCGATTGCGTCGCACTTGCTACGAAGGCCACGGCATTGATGTTCATCTTGCTACCCGCTGCGGGCGGCGTAGTAATGCCAAGCGCCTCGCACTGGTCGTCATTCAATCTGATACGCAAACCGTAGCCATACTGATTAGATGAGGGCATTACCTCATTACTATCATCTGGAGGTGTTTTCATGCTTACCATACTCATATAATTCCTTTATCCGTTGTACCCGCTAAACATATTCATCACATCACTTGCAGCATTGCCGCCTGTGGTGTTTACCGTTCCTAACTTCTGAGCCGTATCAGCCTGCTGGTTCTCCATGGCTGACTGTTGCGCTTTAGCCTGTGCCTGCGCGCGTGCCTGACGTACCATTGCTACTTGCTCATCAGATACCAACATCGTAGGGTCAACACCAAGCATATCCGCGTAATCGTTCGCCCATACGTCAGCATCGAACTTGTCCAGGACTTCTGGTTTAATCTGAGCAATGCTTTCAAGCCCACCGACAAAGCGATCAATGCCATTGGTTGCAATAGCGCGCTGTGCTTGCGCCAACATGCTTACCAGTTCGACATTCAATACTTGACCTTGCAGTTCGGGCGGAGGAGGAGGCACAACGCCTGCCTCAAGCATGATCTGGAATGTAGTATCTATCAAAGGTTCAAGCAGCTCATTGTGCAGTCGCTCAAGTACAGGACCCAACATCAGCATCTTCTCTTCATGACGCTCTGACACCTCGGTTGCAGTCATGCGGCCTGTCTGATCTTGTGACAGCATCAGGAATAAGTCTGAATAGAACGCGCTGCTAATACGCCCGCGCACATCCTGAATGTCTTGAAGCAGATAGCTGAGATTAAGTTGTACATCGAACGCGGTTTTAATTCCGCCTCCTGTACTGGCAGAATCTACGAAGCTGATACCGCCTGGCAATGTTTCAAC